CAGTTCCATATAGTGTTCTTCGTCTGTTCGCTGATGGTTTCCCGGTTTTCGGCTGTCATAGTAATATTCGTCCACCCTATACGCAGTTTCTTTCCACAGGCACCACAGCCCCGCCGATGTTGGATTGACGGTACCATAATCCACAGAGATAAACCACTCCCCGCGCTGAAGTGCCTGCCAGGGGATTTCGTCCACGACCATATCGCCGCTGAACATAGGGTAAACCCGCCCCTCCGCCACACACCGCTCCCCCAGGATATCCCGGCGATACCACACACTGTTAGGGTCATACTGCGCCTTGATTTCCTCCCGGCGGTCATCTGAAATAGCCAGGTTATCGTCAATTGTGAAATGTTGGTAGAGATATCCGGGCAGGTTTGTTTTTGTGTAATGGTCTATGTACTCGCTGTAAATCTTATGATTTGGATTGCAGGGATTCAAGTCCCACAAAACCAGCGGGTCCAGAGCCGCAGCCTGACGGCCAAAGGCGACCTTGATGAAGCTCTCACGGCTGTTATCGCTGTCGTAGTGCTCGTTGATCTCCGTGGCAATCCACAACCCATAAGAGTTGCCTAAGATGCGCTTGTAGCTGTCGGCCTTACCGCCGCCGGCAAACACTACGATTTTTTCACCGGTCTGCGTGTAAAGGAAAAGCGCTTCATTGTCCCTGTATTTTCCCCACTTACAGCGGCCCCGGAACAGGGCTTCCAGACCAAAACCATTGCACACGCCGATATTCAGCTTGGCGTTTCCGATGGTAGAGCCGCTGGCAAGGTGGATTTTATCCCGGCAGAGTTCCAAGTGTGCTGCGGCAATAATGCAGTGGTCGATGGTCTTGCCGGAGCGGATGGCCCCCTCCGCCACGCAGATACGGCTGTCTATTGCGGTGTTTATGTACCGTTTGTGTTTGTCCGAAAAGTCGGACCAAGGGATGGTTTGAGTGAGGATCATGATTTCGGCGGCTCCGGGAGCGGCATCCAATAATCTATCTCGTCTGCAAATCCACCGATATCTTCAAAGACAGATTTTACAAACTTTTCCCCATCAAACATTGCTGTTGTGGAGGATTCCGCCCCTTTTACATGGACAATGTATTCTTCTGGTTCTGCAAGCCCTTCTTCAATAAAGACATACCCTGTTGGCATTTTATCTTTCACACTAATCCATTCCATCTTCTCACACCCTCAATTTCTCCGCCAGCGCGGTCAAGTCCTCCACGGCGGTCTGTTGTTTGTCGTCAGCATCGCTGATGTCGCACATATCTTTGTAGTTTTGCACCAAACGGCGAAACTCCTGCCCATCGTCATTGTCCACGGATTTCATGCGCTTTTCAATTTGTTGGTACATCTTGAGTTTCAAGCGGGATTTTATCGCCAGCACTTCCGATTCGCTGTCTGCAATTTTTTCAGCTGTTTTTTGTTGAATTTCTATAGAGAGTTTGTTCCTGTGCTGCTCACGCGCTGCAACCCACCCCTCGGCAGTTGCATGGTTGGATATTTGCCGAAGCGTAACGCCGTATTTTTCTGCAAGTGCCCGCTGAGTGATACCGCCGCTAATGTATTCTGCTTTGATTTTTAGCCAATCAACTGCCACTTCGTTTCCCTACTTTCGATAGGATCCACCTTTCAACTGGCTCGCCCTCTTCCGCGGCGGTGGCATTGAGGTCCACCAGATATTCTGCCACAAATTGCTTTTGCTTCGGTGTTAATGCCATATCCCCACCTCTCAAAGAAAATTTTGTGTAATATTGGGCCTGTACGGGGACGGCAATGCCGCCCCCGTCAACCCAGGCAAGGCGTAAAAGGAAGAATGCGGAGGCAGGAGGAACCTCCGTAGTCTTATCATAACACAGGTTTGAGGCAATTTTCCCCCTCCTGGTGGGCAGCTTAAAAAATTTTTTCACGCCCAAGGAGATAGTCTGTCGACACGTTAAAAAAATCCGCAAGACGAATAAGATTTTTAACAGAAGGCTCTCGTTCCCCACGTTCATATTTCCCAATCATATCCTTGCTCATACCACAACACTCTCCCAGTGTTTTGCGCTTCATCCGGTGCCGGTCACGCAAATAGCGTAATCTTTTCGGGAAACCGCTCTGTTTCATTAGAGTATAGTCCACACTCCTTACCCCCTCTTCGGGTCATACTTGTAAAAATCCGGCTCAGGCCGATTCTTGATCCCACTTCTTAATAGCTCGCTGCTGCGCAGCAACTTTGTCCTTGTTGGCCTCGTAGTACGCTCGCTGCTGCGCAGCAAGCTTCCTCTTTTGGGGTGTTTCAGTCAAGGCCTTATCTCGTTCCGCCTGCTCAACGTAATCTGCGTATTCCAATCCATCATAGATGCAATCTGGAAATTTGCAGTTAAAGCAATCTCTGTCACATGGCGGTTGTTTCACGACCCCACCTCCTTTCCTATTCATCAGCACCAGGTTTTGGTAGCAAGCCGAGCGATACAAGGCACATTGCCGTCAGTTCCCCCGCTATCGGCATCTCTTCCCCCTTTTTTGTGCTGAGTTTTGGTCTGATTTGGCGTCCTTAGCCGCCACCACTTGCATTTCCTTCCATCCTTCGATATAATCCAGGTACAAGCCCGTGCCGGGGCTGAGTACAAAGAAACAGAAAGGACTTCTTAAATGAAAGATTTTAACGCATTCAAAGAAAGTATTACGCAGGAAATATTGAACAAGTGGAGCGAGGAAGTGTATGACGAACTCGCCCCAGCATTTGAAGCTTTGCGTGAAAGCGACCCTGAAAAATATTTCGTTGCCTATCCCCAGTCTTTCGCCCTAAAAATATCCATGCGGATGCTGGAAGCCTACCACAACTGGTTACATCAGTAAGACGGACTTTCCAGATTCCAGAATGGAGCGGTTGATTTCCTCAACCAGCTTTTTTGCATCAGGTTTCCCTGCATCGCCCCGCCGCTCCTGCGCCGCCAGCGCAAGGGCGGCGATTTCCTCGGGTTCACCCTTGATGATGATTTCCATCCCATCACCCCCTTTATGCTGATTGTTTAGGTTGCGTTACGCAACTAACTGGCAAAAAAATATTCTGCAAACTGGCTATCTTCCAGTTTGAGTAGAGTTGCGAGCTTTTCGGCCTCATCAAGATCCATAGGACGAACGCGGTTCAATTTTTGAGAAACTGTAGGGGGTGCAATTCCAAGAGCCGCAGCAACGTCTTTTTGCGTTAAACGCATTTCTGCCATGCGGCCTCTAACCTTGTTTACATTCAACATTTAATCACCTCCTTATCTTTGTTGCGTTTTGCAACTATATGATACAATAATATTCCACCGTTGTCAATAGCGTAACGCAAAGTTTTTGTAATGTTTATTTTTGGATATTGCGTAACGCAAAATTATGTGATATTATCTTAGATAAAGGAGGTGATGAAACATGGGAAATAAGGTTGTAGGAGAACGTATAGAATTTAGAAGGAAACAACTGGGGCTTACTCTTGATGATATCGCCAGGGAGATTGGCTTTGCAAAATCGACTGTTCAGAGATATGAGAGGGGGACTATCGAGACTATTAAACTTCCAGTGATTGAGGCAATTGCAAATATGATGGCTGTAAACCCTGCGTGGATTTGCGGGAAAACAGATGTTATGGAGCCTGAGCATCCAAAAGAAACGCCTGCTCCCAATTCCGAGAGCAGGCCGCCGTATCCTCCGGAGTATGATAGTCTCAGTCCCGAGGACAAGGCTCTTGTGGATAATATGATTCGTTCTTTAGCAAAGAAAAAATCATCTGATTAACTGATTCTTTTTCGGTGTCGTTGAGGGATAAGTACAATTCTAATATTTCTTGATTCATATGTATCACACGTTCCTTTCCGTATCTATTAAAAAACAGCCGTTCTTGTCAACGGGGTTGATTATAGAACGTAAACCCGAAAAAGGCAAGCCTATATTTTGAACAAAAATTCTATGGAAAGTTTTTACAAGTCTACAAAATTTTTAAAGCGCCGTTACTGTCCGGATTTTCGGACTAATGATGTGGTATCATAGTTAGCCGGCAAGAATAAAAAAGCCGCCCCCGGTATTGCACGTACCGGAGGCGGCCATGAGGACAGAGGTATCGTCGGACACCCTGCCCTCTCATTATAACAGAAAGCGGGAGGAAAAGCAATGCCAAAGGAAAAGATGCCCGTATTGGGGTACGTCCGTGTATCAACAGACAACCAGCTGGACAACTACTCTATCGAAGAGCAAACGGAACGTATCAAATCATACTGCAAGGCAAAGGGTTGGACGCTCCTTCATATCTATACTGACGGAGGTTATTCGGGCGGAAACACAAACCGCCCAGCACTGCAAAAAATGCTGGAGGCAATCAAAC